ATTGTCAGTATATTTTGTTTTGTGTGGGTTGTTATCTTTGCCCTCTTGTTCAATCAAAATATCTGGGTTGCAATCATCTTGTGCTTTTAGTTCATCACGAAACAAAGCATAACCATATTCATTATCATTTGAATAAGAGTTATTGCTATCAGTATCAAAGCTACCATTTAATCTAAAATCAAAATGTTTCTCAATGGTACTTGGAACGATTTTGACATTGTTGTCATAATCTCTTTCCTCTTTTTCACCCATATAATGAAAATGAAAACAACTGTCTTTGGCAACTGTATTTACATTCTCAAACTTATTTTGTAAATAGTATGCTTTCTCAACATCATCTTCGGTATAATGTCGTCTAACTATTTTTTCTGCTATCTTCCACGCATTGTCATTTAAGTCAATTTGTTGTGCTTTCAACTCGTCATACTTTTGTTTTTCTTGCGTGTCCTCTTGTTCAAGGTGTACTCGCATACGATTAGCAATCTTATTACGATACTCTTGATTTAGTCTTATTCTAGTCATTGTACCTCTTTCTGTATTTATTTTTTGCATAAATGTTTTTTAACACTTGACAATAGGATTGTCAAGGACTATATTTGATTTATTCCCTTTTGCTAATTACGGAATTAAAAAACTCAAATTAGTATGGGACCTACACCAGAAAAAGTAGGTAGGATTATTGCCAGGGATACACAGACAACCTGGCCTGATCCCTGATCAGATGACTAGGCACGAAAGCGGGAGACGTCCCCACACAAACACCTAAAATCTGATCTGGGATCAGTCTATTAGTGCTGGGAACTGCAGACGACCACAGCGCGAAGAGACTGGTCCAGCTGGGATGGGCGGTGCATTGTGCATCGACCCTGAAGCTGTAAGCAAGCAAGAAAGAAATTATGATGAAACAAAAAATTTTGATAAACCACTGGCGCTGGCTTCAGGCCAGAGGCTACAAGCAGCAAGCGACAAGCTGCAAGCTTCAAGCAGCAAGCTTGACAAGAAAGAATTATAATGTTATAGGAGTTTATAGGAGAAAGAATTATGAAAACAAGTGAAGCATTAAAAATTATAGGCGGCAGCCTAAGCAAGCCTTCAAAGATGCCTGGCTGGTCGATAGGTTTACCTGCCAAAGAATGTAAAACTGGCGGCAAGCTCCAGAAGGTCCCAGGCTCAGTCTGTTACGACTGTTACGCTCTAAAAGGCTGTTACGTCTTCAAGGTTGTTCAGGATGCACAATACAGAAGACTCAAGGCCATAAACTCGCCGCAATGGGTGACAGCTATGGTACATTTAATTAATTCAAAAAAGCCGGATGTCTTCAGATGGCATGACAGCGGTGATGTTCAGGATTTAGATCATCTTAAAAAAATTTATTCAGTTTGCAGGGCAACACCGGAGAAGCGTCACTGGCTGCCAACGCGTGAAGCCTGGATTAAGGACCATCTAACAGACAAGCCAAACAATTTAGTCATACGATTTAGCGCGCCCATGGTAAACCAGCGGGCGCCTGCTTCGTGGCCCCACAGCTCAGAAGTAGTTGAAGCTGGCGCTACATGTCCAGCTGCACAACAAGACAATGAATGTCGAGACTGTCGACAGTGCTGGGATCCTATGATAAAAACTATTAAATACGGAAAACATTAAAATGTTTAGACACCCAAAATATTATAAAGAATTACGAAAGCTACGTAATAAATCGGATCAGGCCATTAGCTTTGGGACGGCATCGACGGATGACGCTGGCGTGCGACCTGGTCCGGGCCTTCAACAGGTTATAGAGGAAACAGTTCCACACAACGATATAGAGGAAGCCACAAGCTCCAAGCTCAAAGAGCCTCAAGCTTCAAGCGACAAGCTGCAAGCCCCAAGCAACAAGCATCAAGCTGCAAGCCGCAAGCGACAAGCTCTCTAATCTTCAAGCCCTCATAAAGTTTCAAGCCACAAGCATCAGGGGTCTGGACTATGATAAAACTATTCTTCGGATGACGTACATGGAAGCTAATTTGGTGTGGTGAGAATTGTACTTTTTTACTCTTACTTACTTTGAATTCAATTGTAAAAAATGTATTGTTTTTATTGTATGCCAATACATCTGGCGTGCCTAAACTGCTTGTATTTTCTATTCTTGTGTAAGAAATATTAGGTGTGTTTTTCTTAAAATATTGGTAGAATTTTGTCTCTGGTTTCATACTGCATTCAGAGTAAATTGTGTTTATGCTTTTTTCTTAACAGAACCCATTCTCCAACTCTCCGTTGCAATCTCAAACACTAGTCTATGTGACTCTCTGGACCCAATTATATTATTTTCAAACAATGTAATTGAATGGATATCAAAGTGACCATCTGGAGAATGAAACTCTCCTCTTGGTAATTTAACTTGCACCCTAGCGTTCTGACATGTAGGTGATTTTAGAAAATTGTTCAGCTGTTTAGCTAATTCTTGTGCGCTTATCATTGATTGACTTTTACTCTATATTACTCTAAATGTCAAATATGGCAGGAGTACCAAAAAGATTAACAGAAAAACAACAGAAGTTTGCACAGCTATTGGTGACAAACGAAGGTAGGAAGACACCCACAGAATGTGCTATTGAAGCTGGTTATGATGAAGACTCTGCATATGTAAGAGCATCAGAATTACGTAATCCAAAACTATATCCACTTGTTGTTAAATACATAGGTGAGATCAGAGAAGAATATCAAAAGAAATACGAAGTCAATTATGAAAGACATATATCAGAACTTGGTAAGATACGAGAAGCTGCACTTAAAAAAGGAGCGTTCTCAGCTGCAAACAATGCAGAGGTAGCAAGAGGTAAGGCAGCAGGATTGTATGTTGAACAAAAAATAATTCGAACTGGTAAACTAGATGATATGTCTAAAGAAGAAATGGAAACAGAACTTAAAAAGATTTTAGAAGAATACTCACCATTACTACAAGATGTTACAACAGAAGATGTTAAAGAAAAGGTAAAAGAGAAACGACTACCAAGACTTAAGAAACTTAACTAAGTTTTTTTATAGATGTAATTACAGCAGTTGGAATTATAGTTGTGTTACCAATACTATCAAATGTAGGTTTGTCTTTTGTTTTTATATAGTCCGTAAATATTCTAGTAACACCATTTTTTTGACTAACAAGATAACCTTTAGATACACATATAGGTAATTTTTCTTTGTTTAATGATTTAGTATCAGACCAGCCCGCATCTCCTTCGATATCACTCCATTCAATTTCTACAAATGGATAAGCAGATATATCACTGCCTAATGCTTTCACATTTAGAGGTATTAACTTCTTGCTTTTAGCTTTTCTTTTTTTCTTCTTGGGCATACTGACTTCATATCATCACCCCTATAGGTTTTCCAGAATTTTAAATGCAAAAATCAAATCCAAAGTACTCGCGCGGCCCCTATTCTAGAATCATTCTAAACTACACCTATTTTTACTTGATAATCCTACGCTCTAAAACCATTGGTATTCCTTGCTGATCACCTCAACCCCAGATCACCTCTCTTTTTCTAAACCCTTTTTCCAAATTTAACAATATCCAAAAACCTATAGGCAGGTGATCAACCGCATAAAACCTCACTTTTTAATTGTGGCAATTTTATGATTCTGCCTTATTTCGGTCACTATAATACTTATCTAATCTTTCTAGAAATTTGTGTTGGTATTTGATAAACTCTCTGCCTTTTATCTGAAACTTTTGGAAATATTTGTCAGGTGTACACATCAATATGACACCTTGGGTTATATCTGTATCATAAACGCAGTTGTGGGCCATCGCATACGCTCCTAGCTGCATGAAATAATCATCAATCCATTCCCGTCGCTTGGGCCTATTCGACTGTTTAAAGTCCACTATGGAATTTTCATAGTCATATACACCCACTAAATCTGTGGCCCCTGCATACAACCCTGGGTAATATAGGGTAACCTCACTGCCCCATATTTCAGAAAGATCGCATAAACCCTTGTTAATAATCACCTGAGCCATGTCGCCTGCCACCTGACCCTCGTCTGTTAGGTCCTTGTGGCCTTCTCCTAGTATATACCGCTCCAGGTGTAAGTGCATGTTTGTACCTCTGCTTGCAGCAGTATCCCTGACTCTTATCGCTTCATCTTCGCCAACTTTAGCAGTCCACTTAGCAATAGATTCTTTCTTTTCATCAGATTGAGTAGCACCAAGAATCGTAGTTACCGACGGTAATTTTTCACCAGTTATCTCGTAATGTCTTTTACCTTCAAGAGACGTCCGCATCGACGCCGGGTACTCGTATAATTTATTCCACTTCATCTTTTATGATAAGGTATAAAAGTTTTATTGTTTCTGGTAGCAGTATCTATCTCAACAAATAACTTTAGATGTTTACTTTTATTAATAAAACCTAACATTTTTTTAGCAATATAAGGAGATATACCAGCTTTTTCATTGTTAGCTTTCCAAGATATAAACATTATATTACCTTTAGCATATGGCAGACTATTAACAAGTCTATCAACAGATATATTAGAATCGGTTTTCTTATGTCCTTGTCCTTTTATTCTAGTTAATTTTATATGTGGGTAATACGGACAATACTCACCATACTTTTCTTTTTGTCTTTCCCAACAATCCATAAACTCATCAAAATCTTTTATTAGATTACCTTTATTAGATCTTCTCATAGAATAATGTAAAGCTTTAAAATAACCTCTTTCACTTTTTACATATTTTAAATCAGATTGTTTCTTTTGTTCTTTGTGATTAACTCTCCATTGTTTCATTCTTTTATTATCGCAACGAATACAATCGGCACTGTATTTATAAGTATCTTTTCTAGAGTGATGTTGTCTTCTGTAAAAATGTTCTTCATCTCTTGGGTAGGTTTTATAACACTTACTACAAGTTTTATTTACCAGAGTAGAATTTATATATTTTTTTCGTAAACCCATGATATTACAGTTTATTTTTAAGCTCTTTTATATATTCTTCATTTTCTTTTTCTTGTTTAGATCTAATAATCTTTACATGTTTACGCCAAGCCCACGCATTTAATGCGCCAGCATATTTCATTATAAAATGTAAACCTTGGTATATGTATTTATCTAGCATTTTTATTTTCCTTGTACATTTTTAGATCTATTACTTTACCATCTAACATTTGATCTGCATAGTGTTCTATTACTTGTTGAATCTTAGGTAATTTTGTATGTGCCCAAGGCCACAACAAACAACAAACGTAATACGCATCTCTAAATGTACAACGCCATCTATATTGTTTTAAATATTTTGTACCATCAACGCGTCTACCTTTTCTAGGTTTATCTGTTAGTGTACCAACACCCAATATCTCATGGACCCAGGCAAGAACGCTACGATCAGTCATTGTTATCTCCATAGACAATCTTAAACTATTAGATATTCGATAACCATTACCGTCGTGTTTCTTTTTCTTTTCTGGTCCACGTTTAAAATGTATAGATCCTTCACCATCAAAGAGTCCGGCAATGTATGCTCTGTCTGTCTCTGCTATCATAATACATTACCTTTATTTCTAACTAATCGAATGTTTTGATTTTCTTCATACAGTCTATCAAACTCATTTTCTAAGTCTTCATACTTTCTAGTAAGTTCCTTAAGTTTTTTCTTTAGATACTCATTTTGATTTTTTAAGTATTCTATTTCTTCAAACTCATTCATCATTTTTTTTATCTTTCTTTTTTAATAGTTTTATAGCACCTACAGGATTTGGTTTCTTTTCCATACCACCATAAAAAGCGGCGCCAATGTTTAACACATCAGTGCTTGAGCAGTGACTTAAGCTCAGCATGACTATCAAAATAATCATCAAATTCTTTGTCATGTACTTCTCCTTGACTGTTACACATTGGACATTGAAAAACTGTGTCTATTGGTTTTTCAACGCTTTCTTTTACTTTTATAAAACCGTTGCCAGAACACCTAGGACAGATCTTTTTTTGATTTGTCATCTTTACTTTCTGGTTGTTTTTCTTTTAATGATGCTAACATAGCAATATGTGATGCAACTTCACCATAAGGTCTAGCCCACATATACTGTAAAAGTTGTTTTCTTTGTTCTTCAGTTAATGTAAACATTATTTTCTATCCTTTATTTTACCATTAAGTTTCTTTGCTTTTTCATTTGCAATCGATTCGATTGTTTTACTGATTGATAATGTTGCATCGGGCAATAATACCTTCGACAAACTTATCAATGTCTTGTATGTTTCATGTGTTAGAGAAACATTTCTATATTTAGTTATATCGGTCATGTGTTCCTTTCATATATTAATGATGACAATATAGGATTTTAATTTAAAAAGTCAAGATGAAAATATTATTAACTTTGTATTTATGTTCAACTGTTGCAGGTACTTGTTTAGATGGTTTTGAATGGCCAGAAAAATATCCTGACGTATACGATTGTATGATTGCAGGTTATAATATATCAATAGACAAAATTGAAAGTATTGGTCGTTATGAAGTTAATCAATATGACATGTTTGTTAAGTTTACTTGTGCTCCATTAGAAACTATTTAATTCATATAAAACCCTGTAATTTCCGTGCACGTACTTTTACAGGGCCAAAGGCTCCACACCTCCACCGGACTTGCGGCTTCAAAGGTTGCCGTACAGGGAATAGCGCTAGGCGTTATATGGACGGAGGTCCTTTTCATCATCGTTATCTACACATACAACCGATCATAGATCCACTACTATCGTTCATAATATGTAAATTTAATTCATCTACATAGCCGGTTAGTTTTAACCGAAGAATATCACACAACTCAAAACAACTCGGGTTGTTTAATAACTCCATACCTTCCATCATCTGTTTCGTTACTGGAATCAGTTGATACAGCCCGTCGTTTAATATTATCAGGTCCATTTGCAAACTCCTTTATTTTTTTATACCAAAGATTTTTATAATATGGATCTTTAGTTTCATGATATTTATTTGCTATGTCGTCTAAATGTTTTGTTTTCTCCATTACTAGTTCCTTGTGCTATTATTCTTTTTAATGATTTTGTTTTTAAATCTACATCAACACCATATGATCTCCACATTTTTTTCATTATATTTAATTCTAATACAAATGTAGACCATTGACCTTGTGATGCACCTTCAACGTTTAATGTTATTGTTTTCATATATCCTTTCTTTTCTTTCTATATAGGATATCAGAGGATATTTGTCAACCCTTATCTGCCTTGTCGGTTGTATTTTTTATACGATCTTTTCTTAGACTTATTTAACGATTTTGTATGACGGCCCGGACGTTTACGAGGCTTTGGCCTAGGTACGAAGTGTACAAATTTTTGTTTAGCCATCTGCTTTTGGTTGTTCTAAGTCTTTTGGCATTGATATTGCAGGTAAATAGCTTATTTTACCATTTACATGTTGTTCTAAATCAGTTCCACAAGTTATACATCTGTAATATTGTTGTGTTAATGACACTAATAATGTGTCTTCATTACAAGTTGGACAAATACCTTGTGTTATTTCTGGTTGAAATTTAAATTTATTTTTAAAAAAATTTTTCATCCTACAACTTTGCCGTCTTTCCATTCCATATCTGGAAGACCTTCAGTGTATCGTTTGCCGTCGTAAGTTAAAACTTGTTTTCTGTTTGAGTCTGATTCATGATAGCTAATATGTATCCATCCTCCTGCAGGATCTTCAGGATCGTAGAACTCCATGATGAGCTGGTCAAAGTCAACGTTATTTTGTAGCCAGTAAGCTACTTTAATATTGGGCACGCCAAATATTTCTAGATCACAGGCCTGGCCTTTTGCATGCTGCGAAGTTTTTTTGCTGCCGATTGCTTCACACAACGCCTCGCTCCGGTAGCCCGAGGTAATGGTAACTGGCCTGTCAAAATGTGCACGTAGCGGTTCAAGAACCTCATAACATAGGTCACCTAAACTTTTAATCTCTCCAGACCCTGGAGTATTGTCTATACCTTTTCGTGTCGCTGTCATCGACTTGGTCATCTCTTTAAGAGTAAAGTGTTTTGAAAGTTGCATTTTAATTTGCTAGTGGATTAGAAGAAGATGCTTTTAGCTCTTCTATTTGTACCTGTAATAATTCTATTTGTTTTTCGTTAACTAAAATTTTTGTATGACCGTGTTGTACACTTAATGCTTCAACTTTTTCTTCTAACACTGCAATTTGTGAAGAATAATCTGCTGATTCTTTTGCTTCTAATACTTCTAATTTAGTCATGACTTCACCATATTTAACAAAGCCACCACCAATTGCTGCAATAACACCTAGTAAAGCTGCAACACCTGCTAATTGATTTTTAATTTTATCCATTTTTTAGTACCTCCAACTCCATTAAGATTTGTTGTTTTCTTGAATTAATCTCTTGAAGTTTTCGTGCTTTGATGTCTATCTTATCATTTTGAATATACGTTGCAAGACTCTTATTTGGATAAATTTGTCTATTATCAAAGATATTTAATTGGTCTAAATATATGTTTTTTGGCTCATAAAACGGTACATTGTATGCATCTAATGATACCTGTTGATTAGTCATTGCATCTAATTTTAATATATTTTTAAGTTGTAAGTTTTTGACAGGGTTTTTAACTTTTTCATCTATCTTAGCCATAACTTTTTCTAATTTAGGCTTGACAGCTTCTTTCGATTGTACCTTTTTTTGTTTGGTATTATTTTGTTTTTGAACAATGGATGTTGCAGGACCCTCGCTAACAGATTCTTTTTCTTCCGGCTCTTTGCTTTCTTCTTCATTTTTAACTTCTAACATACTTGGTGCTTCTTTTACAGTTTCTTCTTCCATCATTTCTTCTTCAATCATAGCTTCTTCTTCCATAGCTATCTCTTCCATTACTTCTTCTTCCATAATCTCTTCTTCCATTGGCATTTCTTCAACCATCATAAGAACGGGCTCAAAAGCAACTTCTTCAAATTCTTCTGCTACTTCTACTACTTCCATTTCTAAAACAGGTTCTTCAAAAAAAGTTATTAACTCTTCAAATAATTCTTCAACATTTTCAAATATATCTACAATTTCTTCTTCTATTATAGCAGATATAACTGATGTATCATAAGTCATAGTAACAGATACGTTATCTATATTTGGTCCACCTAAATTTGAAGGTGCATTAGCATCTGTTCCAGATATATTTATATTACCTACATTAGATCCTGTACCATTATATATTAATCTATCTGTAAATATTGCACCATTAATTCCTGTAGTATCAGTTCTAATCGTAGTAGTAGATGCAAGTACATTACCGTCTGAATCTTTAATTGTTAATACATTAGTAAATGTATCTGCATTACCCTGACCACCCCAACAGCCTGCAACACCACATTCACCATTCTGCGCATCAATACTAGAATCTAATGTTATACCATTGTCTAACATATTTTGAGTAATAGTATCTGATGACAAATTAAAGTTTTGATTTATTGATCCACTATCTCCAAACTCTAAATCGTAGTTGCTTGATACTCCATTAAGTTCACAGCAATCATTTAATACCTGTACATCTCCAGAAGTAGTCCAACCATTAGCATTACCAGTTTCAAAGTTACCATTAGTAACTAAATTACCCGTAGTTATTTCTTCAGCTTGTACTATGGTAAATAGAAATATAAATACAATTAACCATTTCATTCTAGTATAAGCTTTTTAATAGATCGAGATCCGTCTATATTTGACTCTAACTCTGCCATAGATTTTATGCACTGATACTTGACTGTACTATCCGATTTTAACTGACGTTTTGCTACACGAGACCCCTTGAGACACTCAGACATCGAAGTTTGGATACGTGCCTCCTTAATCTCTCCGTTGATAATCATAAGTAGAGCTACTACAACTTCTGTCATACTGTTTTACCTTTGTTTTCACCTTGTTTAATTACATATTTTTGTGTACCATGCTTGCCAGTTTCAACTTCTTTTTTTAAATCTTTTACAAACTTCATCTGTTTTGCTTTTTTCTCCATCGATTCGATGTAGTTTATAATTTGTCTATTAATGCGCCCCGTTTCCATTTGCCCTTACCTTATCTTTTAAATCTTCTATATCTTTTAATGCTTTTTCTAATTGCGTGTTAAGAAATTCTATATTGACTTTGTTTGTCATATTCATCTCTTGAGTCTTTTCCATTTTCTCAACAGACTTGTACAAATCTTCTAATAAAAAATGTTGCTCCTGATCGACGGGCACTTGTTCACTTTTTTTTAATAGATCATTTTCAAATAATTCTCTTGATGTCTCTAGCGATACTAACCTGGCCGTCAGCTCCGTGTATGCGAACACGCCGGCTGCGACGAGTAAAATCAGAGAGGCAACCGTCTTCATCGGCATCTGCACGGCAGCCGATTCCGATATGTTTAGTGGTTTATTGCTCATTTTTTCTTCCTTCCCATATACCAATCACCTGGTTCATAATCCCATCTTTTACCATGATGGCCTCTTACATCAGCCCACCACATTCTTAATTTAACAACCCATTTAAAAAATTTACTTGGTCTAGCCATTATTTAGGTGACTCCCAATTAACAGGTTTTTTCTTTGGTATAATTATTTTTTTTTCAATTTCTTTATCTACCTTTTCAAATTCTTTTGTCATTTTAGCTTGTTCTTTTAATCTTTGTCTCTCTAAATCTTTTTCTTTTTTCTCTCTTTTTTTCATACGTTTTATGTATACATCATAATCTGGTCTTTCATGATCATACTTAGACCACAATGCTTGTGCTTCTTTACCAATCTTACCATCTATTGGACATGGTGTACCGGCTTGAATCATAGATTCAAATACTCTTTCATCTTGACAAAGTATTGCAACTGCTGCAACTTTCATGCCAAAGTCATTTAAAATTCTTGCTAATTTTAATCTTTCACAATTTTTATCAATAAAATGTTTTCCACCGCTAATACCAAGTCCAAATGTTTGTACACCAAGTGATCCACCTACAGCACATACATCCTGTGTCATAGAGTTGTATGATGGTGCTGATGATGTTGGCGGTGCTGATCTTATATTAGAATTAGATGTAGAGTTTGTTGTTGTGTTAGAAGATGATCCAGATTCATATGTTGTAGCTCCTCCAGTATATCCACCTTCAATACTTGTGTTTGATCCACTAACATTTGTTTGTGTTTCTGCAGAATATCCTGGCTTTACACAAAAAGCTAACAAAGTTAACAATATAATTAATATACCAGTAAAATAATAATTCATTTTGCTCATCTCCATTATTTTTCGTATACAACCTCGTTTTCCCATGTCTTATCATCATCTCTAATAGTGCATTCACAATGTTCACAAGTGCAAACACCATATTCATCTGCATGTAATTCCATTATACAATGACATTCGTGATTACATTTAACACACTTAGACATATTATTTAAAAAATCTGTCTTTAATTTTTTTAATTGGTCTTAAGATCCATTTTCTTATAAATCCTTTAATCATTTTTTTTCTCCTCTATTTCATAGAAGAACCTATCGGTATCTTCTGTTTTCCATTGACCCGTATCCTCTACGTTCCATTCATTTGTTTGCACTTTCCAATCAGGAATGTTGTCCTTCACTGTAAATGAAGGCAGGTCCCATATACATCTATTGTTTGGCTGTGCCGCATAATTACCATCATTTAACGCAATTATGTGTGCGCACTTATGTTCGTGCGGTATCTCAGAATGTTCGATGTCAAGTATATTACTCTCTGGATGTGCAAAGTCAACGGTAAATAGATATTTACCGTGGTGCCACTTCTTATCTTTGCCTATGTATTTACCTGAAGTGCCTGCTAATAAATCCCAAATATGAACAGCAGGATAATAGCTAAAACAATTCCAAAGCTGAAGTTCATCAAGTCTACGTTTAGGAACATCTTCCGGTCTAAATCCTCTCTGAATGAAGGCAGAAATCGGGAGACGATAAAAGACAGCACCATTCTCCATAATCGCATGGAATAAAATAGCGCGACCTGAAATAGAGCTAAGACCAAAGATAATACAGTCTTCAACTTCTCCGTGATGTTTTTTAAGATCATATAAATACTCCTTTTTTATTTGTGCATATTCCGGTGGTATGTTTGCATTTAAATAAGCCATAAGTCCTCATTTTATTTCTCCCCAGTTTAATCCTTTTTCATAATCTACCTTGTTTGGTATCTCTAGATCAACTGCAGATTCCATAATTTCTTTTATACGTTTTGCTTTTATATCATCTTCTACAGATATATCCAATTCATCATGAACTTGGATGTGTGCAACAATACCTTCTTTGTATAATTCTAACATAGACTTTTTTGTCATATCTGCAGCCGACCCTTGAATTAATTTATTCAAAGCTTTGTATGTATAAGCACGCTTGATGCCTGCTCCATATTCCTGGCGAGCTTGGTCAAATGGTAAAGCTTTATGTATACCAAATTGATTTGGTTCCCATAAATGGAAACGACAAAGTCTGCCTAGTAAGGTTCTTATCTGTCCTCTTTGCTGTGCTCTATTAGATACAGAGTTCATCAAACTTTTTACAAACGGTACACGTTGATGATAGATGTCAAACAATTCATTAGCTTTATCTTTTGATACTCCAAGTTCTGCCTGTAGTTTAGCTTTACCCATACCATAAAATAATCCAAGGTTAATTGTTTTAGCTTGTGTTCTAGGTATGTCTGCCATTTGTGCAACAATTGTATGAAAATCTGCGTCGCCATCTTCATAAGAATCTTTTACACCAAAGACACTTGCGTCTTGATCAAGGGATGCATAGTGAACTACTAGTCTTGGTTCTTGTTGACTGTAATCAAAGCATCCCCACTCGCAACCAGACTCAGGTATAAAGAGGGATCTAATCAATGGACCTAAGTCTTTGTTACGAGCAGGAATCTGTTGTAAGTTAGGATTAGAATAACTAAATCTACCAGTTACTGTGCCTCCAGTATCTGATCTTATTTGATTTATATCTGCATGAATCCTACCATTATGTTCATGTTTTATAATTGTATCTATAAATGTTGTATGTGCCTTGTTTATTTCTCTAGCTTTTGATATACATTGAACCAAAGGATGAGTATGAGAAGAGAGAAAGTTTTTAGTAAATGAAGGAGCCTGTGTTTTTAACGTTCGTTCGTATGGTAAGTTTAACTTATCAAAAACTTTTGCAATACTTCTTGCTGCCCATATTTGAGTATCTATTCCTGTTTCTTTTTCTACTTTTGTCAGGAGTTCTTTTTCTTTTGATGCTAATTGGTTCTTCAATTTATGAGCTTTTGGAACGTCCACTCTCACCCCAAGAAATCGCATATCAACCAAACAAGGAAACAAATCTGTTTCAAGATTAAAAATAGATTCTAAGTCTTGATCTAACATTTCTTTTTGCATTACTTTCCATAATCCTAATGTAAGTTCTGCATCACGTTCAGCATAATTACCAACATACATAGCAGGTAATCTCCACATATCAGCTTTAGGATCTACACCCCATTCTTTTGCAGCAGTTACTAATTCAGTTTCGTTTTTACCTTGACCACAATAATCCCAACCTAATGATCCAAGATCATATCTAAATCTATTTTCATTAACTAAAGATGCTGCAATCATAGTGTCAACAATTCTTCCATTAATTTTTATACCCATAGATCTAATCCAACAAATATCATACATTGCATTGTGAAATATTTTTGTAGATGTGGTTTTACAAATATCTGTAAACCATTGAATTACTTTACTTTTTTCTAAGTTACCACCACCCTCGTGATCAAATGGAAAGTATCCTGAGTAACCCTCTGTTGCAACTGCAATACCTACAACTTTACCTTTACCAACAACAGAACCTGATCCCATAGTTTTTAGTTCTGGGTCATGTGTTTCTAAATCTATTGCAATCTCTTCACAAAATCTTAAGTCAGGAAATTCTGTAGGTTTAACCCACTCTGTTTGTGCTTTAAATATCATTTGTAGTCCCTTTCAATAATCATCTCTATAAAATGTATTGCTTTCAATAAGTCCTGTTTCTTTCCTTTATCACGGTGTCTAATAATATATTTTATAGCACATCCTTCTGGATATAGCAATTCATTCTCAACTACAAACTTACTCGGTTGAATTTTATATTTTTGGTAGTGACTCCCGCCGTGCTGCTTGTCCCATATTTTACTCATATCTTAAACTCCTTTGATTTGTTTTGAGATTTAATTAAATATAAATTTTTCATAGTTCTAGTTATACCTACGTACCAAACACGATACTCTTCATCTTGTTTATGCACAGATTTTTTTGCTCCTTTAATTGTATTTGCTGTATGATTTAAAAATAAAACAACATTAGTTGCTTCACCACCTTTAGCTCCGTGTATTGTTGATACTTTTATTCTTGCGTCTTTCGTTGGATCTTCATTATTCAATAATAACAATCGCATATAATTTATCTGACTTTCAGATACATTATCAAATGCATCATACCATTTTAATGATAGATTCATGGGTCCTTTTATTCTTTCTTTTATTCTTTGTAATTGTATGTCTGGAAGATTAACTTTTTTTTGTAATTGTGACCAGTATTGTATATCTTCATATAAACTTTTTCCAATACTATTTCCTTGTGCAGTGTTAAAAAATAAACCTTTCTTTTTTAAATAAGTTGGTATTGGTTTTAATAATGATTTAGTTCTAGTTAATATTAACCAATCACCTGTAGCCATATCAATGTCAGATAATTTGTATCTTTCATAAATTTCTCCAGGTTGTTCTTTAGGTAAGTATTCTTTTAATATTCTATTATCTATTCTACTAATGACATTTAATGCAGTTTTTTGTATAATACTCGGCACTCTTTCTGATTTTGTTAGAGGTATTTCTTCTGCATCATAATTAATAAAAGAATCTACATCAGCACCAGCCCAACCAAATATTGCTTGGTCATCATCACCAGCTACCCACACATCACATTTTGTTTCTTGTTCTATTTTATTTATCATTGACCATTGTATTAATGATAGATCTTGTGCTTCATCTACGAATATTACATCTAATGGTGGTATATCGTTTTCATCTAAAAATTTTTGTATCATGTCAGTAAAATCAATTAACCCATAAGTTTTTTTGTAGTTATTTATTTCTTTTTCTATGGCATCTAGTTTATCTCTTTCTATTTTAGATAAATGCTCATTTAGATCTAACTGTTCTAATACAGATATTTGTTTTACTCTTGCAAGATTTATTAAACTTAAATACTCACTATCTGATGAAAATATACCGTTCCAATTATTTGTTTCATACGATGCATATTTAATTTGAATACCACAAGTCTCACCTATTCTCTTGTAGTTAAGATCTTGCATAACGTTTTCTTCTTTTAGTCCAAGTCTATTAAATGCTAATGAGTGTAATGTTTGAAAATATTTTATATCTTTTTTTGTAAGTTCTGTTTTTATTTTTAAAAATCTGTCCCTTGCTTCACCTGCAGCTTTCCTAGTAAATGCAAAATATCCTATACGATTTAATTGTGTGCCTTGGTCAACATACTTTTGTACTTCATTTAATAATCTTCTAGTTTTACCTGTGCCTGGTGGACCTACTACTTTATATCTCATTAGTAATTACTCTCTTTTCTTTCTACAGGTTTGTATTCTATTTTATCTATATGTAATTGTTTAACTCTACATACTTTTATTGTCTTACCATCTACATTTAAAGAGTGATTAAACTCTACATCACATTTGTCTTTTAATTTTTGTGCTATTCTTTCTTCCGGTATTTTCCAACTAGAACCTAGATGATCTAAAAAAGAATTAAATCTAAAAAAGTGATGACCATCTTCTGTCAAACAAGACCCACTATTAATTTGTATTCTTTCTCTTGCTCTTGGTCCATTAACACAATATTGAAATAGTTCTTCTTTTAATCTATCACCTATCTGTGTGCCTGCTGGTGGTGTAATCTTTGTAGAATTTTTTCTAAACTCTGTAAGCTTTGCTCTAAAATCTTTTGGTTTTAACGGCTCGTGATATATACCTGTCTGTTCCCATATCAAATCTAATAGTTCTGTTTGTTTAGTAATTAGTCTTCTGTGGTTTGCAACAACACCTGCTTTAGTTCCATCAGGTAATGCTACGTTAAATCTATATTCTGGTTCTGCATACATTATAATTTCAAAGTCTGTAATGTCTGGAAACATTGTAATACTATCTGACTTGACTCCAAACGGTCTTGAATAACAAAGACTACGCATACACTTACTATGTATTGGATCTTCATAACAAGTATGACCTGCAGTATCTTTTCGCCATGCAGATATTTTAGAATCTAATTTTGTTTTATCCCATGGATCTTCTAAATAATTATAGTTTGCTTTTGCAACTTGATCTGGCCATTTATCTTTATATTTTTTTTAGCAAAGACCATATAATTATACATAAACCTATCTCTACCATCATCTAACTTTCTTTTAGAACATAATGCTAGACATGGTGGACCATCACTAAATTCTTCATGTGTTCCTACTAAAATATTTTTATATGTTTGATCAACTAACTTATCTAAATCTTCTTTACCTATTCTACTTTGATAAGCTATTTCTAAAAATTTTTCTAAATCTAATTTGTTATTGTCTTTATCTACTGCATATCTTTTTGTATTACCATTATTATAGTATGGTAAGTTTATAAAGTTTCCTGGTTTTATTTCTCCTTTGTCATCTTCCTTTAATTCTTTCTGTTTTGGAAAAATTTCTGTATCAGGATCTAATCCAAGTGGCAGAAGAAAAGATTTCAGTGCCGAGATTAGATCGACAGTTGGTATTGGTTCTTTTAAAAACAAATAACAATGCAGCCCTCCACTTTTAGATAATAATGGTACTAACGGTAATTTAAATTGTTGAAATAATGCTAAATAATTTTCAACTTTAAAACTTGAATAATCTTTTGAGTCTATATCAATACAACCAAACTGAACTGTTTTATCTAATCTACATGGTTGTATACCTATAGATATTTTACCTGCAATGTGATCTCTATAATCACCTTGTGTAATAGGTCTACCAGCCCACTCGTAGTTTGGTTTAAGTTTGTTTTTGTCTGTGTCTAATTGTGCCGAAGACATATCGGCGATACCAAAGTCTCCTTGGTATCCAGTAAATAATTCTATAAATTTATCAACCATAAAGATCCCGGGTCGGGACGACTCCACTCTCGCTTTGCCGTCCCTATCTCCTCCACAGAGGTAGAATTAGTAGTTAGATTCCTCTTGAGTTGCAGCTGCAGCTTTTTGCTGACTGTTTTTCAAAGAGTTATAAAAATCTCTAGCCATTTGATATAGGCCGGCATCGTCTACTTTTTTTATCATAGACACGTTATAACCATGCCAAGTAAAACTACCCGTGTTCTCTACAGAATTTAATTTATAAATTCTAGAAAACGTAGGTGCTTGTAAAGATTTTCCTGATTTAGGATCAACTTCAACTTCATTCTCCATCAACGAGTTCCATTGTCTACTGACTTTTAACTGTGTTGATTTCATTGTCATCAAAGCTTTCTCCGGTCTCTCACCATTGATAATTACAAAGTGATTTGCTGTTTTGATAATTTCATTTCCATTATCTAACATATCTTTGTTTCTATCATTTTGAGTTACCTTTGACATAACTCCAGGTCCTCTGTCATTATGTATAGGTCTACCTTCTC